ACGTACAATTACAGCGGACTTTGCAAAACCTATTGCTATGGAACGGAGTTGTTATGTCTTCTGTGGTAAGACTGGAACAGGTAAATCCCGACGAGCTTGGCTCGAAGCAGGTGTGGATGCTTACCCTAAAGATCCAAGATCCAAGTTTTGGGATGGTTATCGGGATCAAAAGCACGTTGTCATTGATGAATTTCGAGGAGCTATCGACATATCCCATATTTTACGATGGCTCGATCGGTACCCAGTCCTTGTGGAGATCAAGGGATCAGCTACCAGCTTGGTAGCTGAAAAGATTTGGATAACAAGCAATTTGCATCCTAGGGATTGGTTTCGAGATATCGATAGTGAAACCCAGGATGCGTTGCTAAGGAGATTACAAATAACAGTTTTTGATGGATTTTAAGCAATAAAAAACTTTATGAAACGAAAGTTAAGTCAAATAGGCGGAGCCGTACTTGGATATATACATGGTAATGCTCGGGGAGCATACATGGGTTATAAGTTTGGTGGTAAAGCATATGATTGGACAAACAAACGTCAAAAAGTTTCCCAAACTGCATCAAACATGCCCCCCGTACGTTCAAGATCTCGAGGTCGCACACATCAACGGAGTAGTTCCACTCTCAGAAGTGGTACTAAGTCAATGTCAGTTGACGCTAAACGTAGTCGTATGCGTAGCCGTTCTATTGTTAGGGGTGTTCAGCGTATGCCTAATCCTGGTTCATTAAAAACGAAAGGTGTCCGAAAAGGCAAAGCCGTAAAGAAAGAAGGACGAAAAAAACCAGTAAAGGTGGGGAAGGAGTTCCGTAAGAAGGTTAAAGCGGTGCTTACTTCAAGGGGACCGATTGGGAAGCACCGCGAGATTGTATTACAAAGTATTGTAAAACCTGTAGATAACAAGCAAGTTCAAGCAATTATTTCTCCAAGATCTTTCGATGGAGTTGCAGGATGGCAATTTAGTCCAACGTATATAGCTTATTGTTACTCTTTGTTGTACAACAAAGGGGCATATCCAGCTAGTCCTTATGATAATATTAATCATGATGCAATATTGGGGTATGAACCCAATATGGAGATACATGTGAAAGAACAGTTTTATGTAGTTCGTATGAAAAACAACAGTGCCAGAACTTATACTATAAAATTATGGGATATCAGTCCGAAAAGCGTACAACAGTTATCGTACAACACCTTACAATACATGGAAGCTGAATTAACTAGAACTGCACCGTCAGGGGCTCCAGGTACGAACAACCAAGAAGGAAGAGAAAACCCACAAAATGTAAGTAGAACAACAATTGGATTTAAACCAACAATGATTACATCTTTTAACAAAAATTTTGCTTTAGATGAAACGATCATAACGTTAGAACCAGGCAAGGAGTACACCCACAAGGTAATGGGACCTAAGGATAAAATTTACAAGTATAACGGATATTACGTAAACGGAATTTATCGAAATGGTCAGAAGTTTGTAAAGCAGACTATTATAAATCTGTATACAGATTTAGTAGGTACTAGTTTGGGATTAAATGGACGTTTTACAGATATAGTATCTGCAGATCCTTTTGGTGTTATTTGTGAAACAACTCATTATACAACCATTAAATGTCCAGATCAAACTGGTTTCCAAAATCCAAACCCAGTAGTGTTTGGTACAGTTCAAAATTTAACCCAAGTTGGATATTGTTATGCAATTAAAAACTGGGGTGATATTGAACAGTCCGGTACGGTTATTGATGTTGAGGATGAAAATCCACAAGCTCCAGCAACACAAGGTGTATAAACGTTTATTAAATAAAAGGATTGTCTTCGTCTTTGTGCATACAATTCTTGATCCAAACTTTGAGAAATTCTTTTTCCAAATTTCTAGGCTTACATTCAGGTTCCCAGTCGAGTCGGTATGGTTCAAAACCATATTTAGTTGGGCAAGGAGTTTCTTGAATCTTGAAAGGCATGATGAGAATTAGGAGCGGATTCTCATCTTTTTATACCAAATAACCGATCTCGATCTACATTCGCTATTTCCGATGACCCTTAGATCGAAATTAAAAACGGGCCGAAATTAAAACACGTGCCGAGGAGACTACACCTGCTAAAAAAAAACAAGTTTTGCGTAGAGTCTTTTGCCAGGTTAGTCATGCGGGGCGTTGCCCAACTACTCAGTAGGTTCCAAATTGAATAACAATGTCCAAAAATCTTTTGAAGCGAGGGGCCCCCCAAAGGGGGGGAGGTACCTTCAAAAATTTTTGGTACCCCTCGAGGAGACTACACCTAAGTACCGGTGAGGAGACCAAGCGTCAGTAAGCACCAAATTCTTTTGAGAATTTAAGTATTACTTACTGACGCGGATTCTCCGTTCTCAGACTACACATGACTCACCCGGTTCTTGGCCCCGCGGCCAGAGCGGAGAAATGCGAAGCATGATGCATTATTCCGAAATTGCTATAAAGGTTCTTGGCCCCGCGGCCAGAGCGGTATGGAATGGCAAGAAGACAAGGCGTTTACTGGTTACTCACCATCCCCGAAGAGGATTGGGTCCCCAATCTTCCGGAGGGCATCCGATATGTTAAAGGACAACTCGAAGAAGGTGAAGGTGGATACCGACATTACCAAGTGCTTGCAGTGCTCAGCAAGAAAGCATCCGCTGTACGAGTGCGAGATATGTTTGGAGGAAGAGCGCATTGTGAGCTTTCCCGATCCAGAGCCGCCAACGACTACGTGTGGAAAGAAGACACCAGAGTTGGGGACCCCTTCGAGTATGGTGAACTCCCAATCAAGCGAAACGATCCCAAGGACTGGGATCGTATCTGGGACATGGCAAGAGAGGGCCGAATCATGGATATACCAGCAGACGTTCGCATACAACATTACCGGACCCTACGTACAATTACAGCGGACTTTGCAAAACCTATTGCTATGGAACGGAGTTGTTATGTCTTCTGTGGTAAGACTGGAACAGGTAAATCCCGACGAGCTTGGCTCGAAGCAGGTGTGGATGCT